CAGGCGAAGTTATAAGTTGCTCAAAGTATTCTGATAATTCATCGCTTATCCAGTCTGAGTTAACTTGTATTGAATCTTCAATAGTTGTGTTGTAATTAGTCTTTAGCCTTTCGCTCTTACTATATCCTATTTTTAAAGGTGCTTTAAACTGTTTGCGGTTTATGTTTTCGCTTTTCTTTGATGACTTAGTAAAGTTATACGCCTCTATTCCGCCCAACTTGTTTAACCAATGCAACCTCACATTTTCGTATTGGCTGCAATTATCACCTAATTTAAACCTTTTGGTTGCTAGAGTAGTGCTTCCTGAAAGCAATCGTATTACAAAATTTTTAGGTATTGGTATTCCGTCCGTATAATCAAACAAATATGCAACTGCATTTATGTTAAACACGTATTCGTTCGCTGTTAAACTTACTGGAATCGTTTGAGGTGCGATACCATCAGCCGAAAGAGCAACATGAGTTACAACTCGATTAGGATCGAAAAAAGTAAGCACCCGATATTGACTTAAATATAACTCTTCATCATCTGTAAGTGATTGATTTAAGAACCCAAAACCGCTTACGTTGCAATTTGCATAAGCAAGTGGTGTATAATCCTCAAAATCAAATATAGCGTTGGTAGCAACTTTAAAATTAGTACTACTGGGTGTTGTTGGATCTCTAGCCAATACGTTCGACAGTGTTGGGATACCGCTTACATTATCGTACAGCTCTCTGAACTCACAATAATAGTTTACTCTACTATTTATGTTTGCTGCTGTATAAGTCCCAATCACATTCAATGCATCATGGCTTACATAATTCTTTAGCACACTACCTACGTCAAACGTCAATGTGTTAACGTTTGGTTGCGTTGGATAGACTAACCGTGCAAGCGGATTAGATGAACCACCTGTTTCGTTAACGTCAATCACAAAATTAAAATTAGGCTGTGAAGTATTATCACTGCTTATTGTGTATGGTATAAAATTATGCGCTGCCATAAACTTATTAGGTGCGCTTAGTATTGTTATCATTTTACTATTTTACTTATTAATACTTGCCCTAATGCAACCGATAAATTTTCGGCTAACTGTTTTACCCTTTTATCGTTAACTGCTGCTTCCTTATAGTTCATTGGTTCTATACCACCTATTTTAGTTGCAACTGCTAATTGTTGCGCTGCTTGGTCAATCCTATCCATACGAGCAGTTTTTGTGCCTTCCTTTTTGTTTGTTTTATATAATGATTTACGTTTCCCATTAATCTTTGCACTTTTCATTCCAGTACGTGCTATGTATTGCTTAAAAGACTTTATCATTTTAGGTGGTGTTCCTAAATTCTTAAACTTGTATGGGCTGTTAGGTGCTTTATTGTTCTTAACACCTCTTACCCCTTTATCTACATAGTCTGCATAGTCTTGTTTAGTTATAACCTTAACAGATACCCCTGCACTAATTAGCTCGACTTTGGGTATCATGTCTTGAGCAAGTGTAGAAGCTGAACCAGTCCTTGCCTTACTTCTAATCTTTGCACTCATTAACGCTATACCTTCATTAGTCCAATCTAAGGCTATTTGTTCTGCGGCATCGTTGCTACTTGTTGTAAAGTCAGCTGTTGACTGTCCGTATTTTTTACCTATTTCCTTTGCGCTGCTTGCCATTGTGCTAATTCGTATTCAGATTTTTCTTTATAAAATACAACAGTGTTTAAGAACTCAATCACATTCATTTCACCATAATAATCCCACTTTGAACGGTCATTATTTGATAGGTTGTTAAGTGTTACAATCCATCCCCAGCGTTGTGAAAATGTTTCTCCACCATCTGCTTCACTCTCTCCGATTCCGCTATTAAATAGTCCTGCGTACTGCCCACTAATTCCTTTAAGTAATTGCAAAAAAAAACCATTATTGGGTACGCCTGTTTGATTTTCATTTCATTGTAAAACAAATCTGCACGCTCTTTATGGGTTGCACCGTTATACTTTAAACGCTTACCGTACCATGTTACCTCACACGCTAAGGATGCTAAGATGTTATGAATGTTATTTACTGGGTCTTTGCAAAAGTTAGCAGTATCAATGTATTGATAAGCTGTCATCTCTTGACTTTTCCAAATCAAATCAAAAGTTTTTCTACCTACTTTGATGCGCATTTTAACCCTACTATTAGGCTCTAATGTATCAATCGAACTAAACTTAGCTAAATGCTTTTGCAAGTCCGTTATAGGCATTGATTCAATCTCGTCAACAGTCTTACCGCTCAACTCAGCAAGCATTGAAATTTTCCGCTGCAAAGGGTCGGTTTCAAGTTCTGAAATCGTTTTACACTTAAGAAATTGTTTTATTGTTAATTCGTAATAGTTACCTACCATGTCTTATAATATAAAACCATGGCTAAATTGCTAAACGTTAAGTAAGGCGTATTTCCCCCGTGGTCGGTTGTTGAGCTTGTTTAAGGCAAAGTATCGCATACTGTCAATCGCGTGATTAGAATGGTCAACAGGCTTGCCCGTCAACTTACCATCTTTATCGGTTTCCCATTGGTAGGCTCGCAGTTCTTTAATTAAATTCGTAGAGTTTTTTGTTACGTTTAATTGGTAACGCTTTAAGATGTCTATCCCCATCTTAATACTGTCATGTCCTTTCTGTGCTGGGTGAGTGTTAAAACCTTGTAGCCTTAATTCGTTGATTGACTTAGGCTCTGCACTATCACATATAATCTCATAAGGTCTTTGAATGTTAAACGCCTTTAACCTATTGCCTATCTCGTTATTGTTGAGATTTGTTTGGTAGAGTAGTTCGTCAATGTACAGCTCATTATCCATCATGTAAATAGCTACTAATGTGGTAGGGTCATTTGTATATCCAAAATCCATCCCGTACCCTAATAACTTTGCATCACTTGGTATTGTGTCTATCTGTCTCCATTCGTCAAAAACTACACCTTGTAAACTACCTACCTCACCTAAGCCGTAAACTTTCCACCAGTTACTCCAATAACTTGACGTTAGTGCTTTTGTTTGTGCGCTCTCTATCTCCTTTATAATGCTCTCAGATAGTGCCTCATTATCTTTATACGTCAATACTATGTACTCGCTATCCTCGTCTCGCATCAATTCGGTATGCGCCCAAAATTCAGATGTTGGGTTATAGTCTATCCAAATCTCGTCACTTGTACGTATTGCTAATTGATGATAGCTTTCAAAACTAATATTGTTAGCCTCATTGATGTAAAGAATGTTACGCCTTGCACCTCTTAACTTGCTTTCTTGTTCGGCACTAAAGAACTCAATGTAGGATCCGTTGGTGAACTTATAGGTTAATAGTGTTCTGTTCCAATTTGAATCAATGAACCTGCCAGTCCAGTCCATTATTTTTAGGAAGTCCTTTATTGCACCCCTGCGAAGATGTGGGATAGTTTCACTCACTACACTTATCTCGAGGCGTGGTGTCTTAGTTGCTTTGTCGATAAGTATAGGTATGATGCCAAAGGTCTTACCTGCACTTGTTCCGCCCTGCACTATCCTTTTTCGTTTAGATAATGCCCTTAGTTTTTTTATTGCTGTTGTGTACCTAAATGCCATTTGCTCACCGCATAGAGAAGCGGTTTTATTGGTTTTGTTTATTTTTCATCTCCAAATAATGGCTGCTCGATGTTGATGTTCTTATTCTCTGTCTTGGTTGATGCTATTCGGTGGTATTCTTCCTCCGTTCCTATCAGCTTATACAGTGCCATTTGAGTCAATGGGTTGTTACCGTTGTACCACTTGTTACGCAGTCCGTTCTTAATATCAATCTTGTTTTTATCAAGTGCCTCTTTTATAGTGTTGTATTCGTTGCTTTCGACTTCAAAGAATCTATAAAAAGTTGTCTTATCACAAGGCAATAAAGTCACCACATCCTCAATAAAGAATAGTTTTTTCTTTTCTATTAACTCAAGTGCTTGTTCGTATATCTTAACTCTGTTGTATGCCATAATATTATAATTTATCTAACCATTGTATTTTAATTTGATTTGCTATCTGCGCGGTCATCACTGGAGGTACACTCATACCGATTAAATAATTAGGCTCTACATCTTGAAAATCGTAATCAAGTGGGTAAGCACCTATTAATTTACACTCGTCCATTGTTACTCTATTTGGGTAATCTGTTCTTATTGGAACTGCATCAGCGCCTGCACTTATTGTATTTGGTGTTTGATTATCTTTTATAAAAACAGCATTAAATCTTTTTGATTTTCCACTTAATCTTAAATGAATATCGCCTAAATTTTTATCCGTATCAATTTTTTTATTCCAAATTTCTGTAGTTTCATTTGTTAATTCACTTCCTAATTTTTCGCTTTTAAATTCTTTATAAACTATTTGTTTTTCACTAAAATCTAATTTCAATTTTGGTAGTTTCAAATCCTTTCTTTGACAAATAAAAAACACCCTTTCACGTTTTTGCGGAACTCCCATTGAAGCCGCATTAAGTAAAAACAACTGAACATTATATCCTGCTTCATCAAATGCTTTAAATATTTTTTTTACGTATAGTTTAGCATTACCTTGTATTAATCCTTTTACGTTTTCCGCTAGAACTATTTTAGGCTGTAACTTCTTTGTAAGTGCTATGTATTCAAAAAACAAATCGTCTAAAACCTGCTCGGCTTGTCCTTCTTTAAATACCTTTTTTTTGCCCCAGTCCTTTTCACGGTTTCCAGCCATACTAAAACTAGAACAAGGAGGCGAACCGTCTAATAAATCTAAATTGTATAATTCTTTTGGAATATCGGAACGCTTCACAAAGTGTCTTATATCCTCTAAAAATAAATGTTTAGGTTTGTGATTTAATTGATAAACCTTTGCTATTTTAGGGTCAATTTCAACTCCACCTAAATGATTAAACCCTGCTAATTTGTAGCCCATTGTTGAACCGCCACCACAAATGAAAGTTCCGAAAACATTATAATTATTTGGCTGTATATTCTTTGACGGATAACCGTCTTTTAAATACCATTTATAAGGAAACAAGTGCATCGTAAAGTATTTTTTCGGGAGTTTGTCCAAGTTGCTGTAATTTGTCTTTAACTAAATTATAATCGTCTTCTGTATATTCCAACTTGATTGTATAGTTTTGGTCTTCAAAATCATTAAAATTTAATTCTTTGTTTTTATCTGAAAAATCTTTTGTGTCAAAACTTGGCAAATCCAACCCCCACTCAACTAATTGCGCATCGTCCCAATCATTCGCCAAATGATCCCAATTCCATTCACCAAAACCAACATTGTCTTTTATGATAAATTCATTTTGTTGCTCGGCTGTTAAATCACTTGCTTTGATTATTGAAACCTGTTTTAAACCTGCTTCAATACATGCCTTTAAGCGCATGTTCCCACCAAGTACAATCATTTCATCATTAACAACTATTGGTCTTATATCCAACATCTGCGGAAAGTCTTTAACCGATTGAACCAGCTTTTTAAACTTGTCATCCTTAATCAATCGAGGATTGTTTGGATTAACTTTTATTTCGTTTATTGCTACCTTTGTTATTTTCATATCTTCGTTCTTTAACATACGCCTCAAAGTATTCCCACATCTTTTCGGGCGCTTCAATGTTCTTTGTTCCGTGTGGTTTTGCCATGTTATTTTTTATTAAAGTTCTTCAAGCGGAATTTCTCTTCGCGTAAAAGTTTTAAGTATTCAGCAATTTCTAACTCTTCTTTTTCTTGCTGTCTTAAAGGTTCAAAATAAGCATCAACAATTTTCTTTTGTCTATCATATTCGGGCGACCCCATAAAGCCCATATCTCCATGACATTCTTGTATAAACTTTTGCGCATGTAATACATCTGTTGGAATTACTACATCATGAGTCATTAAGAATACCTCGTTTTTACAGGGATAAAATTCCCCTTTAACGCCTTTAATAATCCAATCACCAACATTTGCAGTCATTACACCTTCGCTAGTTTTAATTTGCAAATAACTCCCACTTTGGTTGTTTTCGCTTGGTTCTAAAACAGGGCTTGGGTAAACTAAATCATTTGACCACTTCGCAATTGGTGAAACTAAATCATTTGACCAATTGGCAATTTGAAAATCATTTTTACCTGTGTATTGTATTGCTTCAATTTCAACAGGTTTTTTCTTAAATTTTTGTACCATTTTTTATTTTAGTTTCTTATTGTGTATGTAAATTGTTCGCTATCTGATCCTGCAAAGACAAAGCTATCTTTTATCGTTACCCTTATTTGAGCACGTTCCCAACTATCATAAGACATAACTGTTATAACTGCGCTATCGTTAACCGTAAACGTTGTATCAAACGTTGTATGAAATTTTTTATAAACCATTACGCCATTTATAAAAGTTCGGTTATAACCTCCAGTTGTGTATGTGCTTACTGTATATTCAACACCTTTTTTAACTATTGGTAGTTGTGGTGTTGCCAGTAAAATAGCCTCTTCTTTTTTGCATGAGCAAAACAAAAGTAAAATTATTATTATGGTCCTCATTATTGTTTTGGTCTCCCTCTTTGTTTAACAATAGGTTCATCTTTCCTTTTCTGGTACTTAAGCCAATTCACTATGTTCTCCTCGTGATTATCTAACCACCGATTCAAATTGTTTATTGCAGATATTTTACAGCCCGAACATTCACCCACTCGCACTCCTGTAATCTCATGGCTTAAACTTGCTATTTGCATAAGTTGCTCAGGAGTTCCAACCCAGTTACCACCCTCGTTTTTAAATATACGGATAACTTCAAGTGTAGTAAATGGAGCGTTTGTCTTTGATTTAAGACTTTCGTAAATCTCTTCGTATGTCATCATAATATAGTTAGTATTCGTTTAGTTATTATTGCAAAGTAAGCAGCCCATCCACCGTATGCAAATGGCTCTAATATAGCTAAGTCGATTACAAATGTACGCAAAATAAAATAAAGCGTTACAACCCAAAAAGATAAACACACATTGCAATTAAACGGTTTAAAGTTTATCCAGCTTGGTAGTTGAGTGAGTGAAAAAAAAGAGGTGAACACCATTGATACACCTATTGCTGTTATTAGTTCTGTCATGATAGTATGTCGTTATATGCTTCTAATCTTTTATTTGCTACTACTTTAATATGATACTGCTGGACGTCTTCATGCAATTGATTTGCTAAGTCTTCAACCATTGAACGGTTGTTTATCAACTTTATCATTTGAGTATACCAACCTTTTTTATTTTGAACCTTTAAACTATTAGCGTTGGTTAACATAGCTGAATACGGTTCAACGTCTGATACTATTGCTGCTTTCTTTTTAAAGCCTGATTCTAATAACTTTAGATTTGACTTTAGATTGTTAAACCTGTTATCCCTTAAAGGTATTAATGATACATCTATAAGATCGTAAAAGTTAGCGTAATTAAATACATCGGTTGCTGGGTACGTTGCAAATATACTTTCATTTGCTATTCCTTTACAACTTAATACGCCTAATATTTGATTTGAAAAAGTATCTTTTTTTTCATGTCCACCATAAACGAAATTAAACCTTGTGTTAAATTCGGACTTATAAAGGCTGTAAAGGCTATCATGCATCAACATAACGTCTTCAAAGTGAGTGATACTTCCACTCCATCCGAAAGTAAGATTTTTATTTTGAACTGGCTTGTTTGCAAATTGATCATGTTCAGGATTTATACCATTGGGTATCACATAAATATTTCTATTTCCAGTTTCTGAACGTATAACATCGGCTATCTTATAGTGAGTAGTTGTTATAGCATCTGCATGCATCAAGCCAAAAAATATACGCTCTGAATGTTTTTCTTTAGTGTACCTTTGGTATAGTATATGCCATTGTGGTATCCTGTAATCATCATCTATATCAATCACTAATTTTGCACCGCTTTGTTTTATCCTAGTCATTATAGCCTGCGAATCACCAACCCTACTAATGTAACGATTAACAACTACTAAATCAAATTGGCTAAAAAACTCAACGGTCACATCTTCGATTGAATTGATTTGTGAAATTTCAATATCATTGGCTAAATAGTTATGAGGTGTAAGTAGCCTATGATAGTCTACACCTGAGTAATTTGCTTTTTCAAAGTTATTCTTTGGACCTGATGGAATTACTACTAATACTTTCATCTTATGTTTTTTAGTTTTTCTTTTACTGAGCGTAATGCCGAATAACTTATGCCAGTTTCTTTTTGAACTTTTTTCATGTTTCCAAGTTTCGTATAGAGTAATGTTATCCTGTTTTCAAACTCACTCATCCGTAGCATATATTCCTCAACCGTAGTTAGGCTATCTGCTTCTGTTGTTTCAATTTCTATCAGGTGTATTTTCTCAATCGGTATATCAGACTCCTTACAAAACAACTTACCTATTTTACCATTCTTACTTATGGTATTCTTTGCCACACAATAAAACCAAATAGGCAAATGTTGTTCACTTGGTAGCCTTTCTTCTTTAATAGTTAAAATTTGTTCGCACACCTCCTGATACAAATCGTCAGCAAAGTCCCGTGATATAGATACACATATACGCTTATATTCGTTATTGCTAATAATCTTTTCTATGAGTTGATGCCTATACACATGACAAATATAAACAAAAGCTAATGAAATAAAACGGTTACAAATTTACCCAAGTTCGGAGTGCCGAACTATCGGCAGTTTTTGCGTTAGCAGCAAGTTTTTAAACTTTTTCTGCCATCGCACGTTGTTTCGCTTCAAACTTTTCAAGTTCTTCTTTGAAATTGTGCATTGCTGAAATCATACAGGTCAATCCGCCTTCATAATTTGCAATCCATTCATCCCAACCATACGAGCATTTAATATCGTGCAGTTTTCCTCTTGTTTTATTAATTTCGCAACGGAGTTCTTCAATTAATTCACTCATTGGCTTATCCATTTCTTCTGCACTTTTGTAGTAGATTGGATTTCTGTCTTTGTTTATTCGTTCCATTATTATATTTTTTAGTTGTTAATTCCTACGCTCAAAAAGTTTAAAAACCAGACTGCTAACAGCACCTTTACGCAATGGGTGGTTCTGTGCATTTTTTGAAGTTTTTTCTTTAGACATAATTTTGTGCTTTTAATTTAGTGCAGTGGTTAAAAGCCCCCACTGCGTAAGGCTGCAAACCGTTAGCAGATATGTTTGCCAACAATCCACTTACCGACAATCCAGTCGTGACTATTTCGATTTCCTACATTGAACATTCTGTGACAAGTATGATTGTGTATGCAATGCTCAAAGACAACCGATTTGCCTTCATTGTGCTTAACAATATAATCAGCATCATAAAACTCAGACCATCCCGTTTTGCGGTCATATCTTTGAGCAAATCTAATAGTCACTTTATCCCCGATTTTAAGTTCATCCAACGAAAACACATCTGCTAACAAGCGGTTAGCGTCATTGCCGTTTTCGTGGTTAATTGAAGTTTTGTTTTCCATATCAAATTTTGTTTTTAAGTTTAAATTTTGTGTTCCAAAGTCGGCAACGAACGCCAACCGCCAAACCGTTACCTGCCATTTTAAGACGACAGAACAACCTTTCCTTGATTTTCTATAAATGCAATTGCTCTTTCAATCGTATGATGCGTATTGCAAAAATTCATTTGACACCAAAACGGAAACCATAATTTCCACACTTGGCATTCATACCCTAAATAACAATCCCTAACTATTCGATACCTAACAACTTTAATTCCTAAGAAAAAAACGGCAGGTAACACGGGTTTTGCGTCATTGGGGGCTTTTGTACTACTATTTATCATTTGTTTTAAATTTAAAGTTTATTACTACTATGGATCTTTAGTGCTGGGAATCCCCAACGAACGCAAAGCCCGAAAACGTTAATAGCGAAAATCCGTAAAATGAATAATTGCCACAGGTTTGTCTGACCTAACTTTGAACCACTCACAAAAATCTTCAAAACTTAATCCGTCATTTTTTGCTACCAAATCCCAGTTTACTTTTTTACCTTCAATAGGTGCAAATACAAAATTGTTTGGTTGTTCTAATTTTTGCATACCTATTCCGTGAGTTTTATCATACTTGAAAATCTCTTGCTGTTTACTTTGGTATGGTTTGCCTGACCAAATTCTAACTGACAAAATAGCTTCGCCTTTGTTTATTTTTTCAAATCGTTTAGCCCACAAATCATAGTTACCTCTGATAGTGTGTATTTTATCATAATGTTTAATTGACAAAGGAAAACCTGTTGGATTGCCTGATTTTTTGTGAGTTTTTGGAAAGAACTCTGAAACTATTAAAACGAATGTTTTCATAATATAAATTTTACTTGTTAAGCCCGCACTTCGCAAGGCTGCAGGCGTTATAAGCCATTTAGGACAGCCCGTAATTCAGAAACTTCAATCTGTAATTTGCTTATAAAATCTGTAACCCATTTCTGTTGTTTATAATCATTACACACCGGCATTCCATTGCTTACCTTTCTCGTTTTTTCTCTTTGACATTGGTTAGTCATCCACAAATCACAACTGCCACAAACTTTAGGTAGTTCATTTATCTTTTGTTCCTTAGCCCTAATATTGTCTATAATTTGACGCCTATTATCTGCCTTTGCAATAAAGTCCCATATATCATTCATTGTTTTTCAAATTAAATTGTTAATCCCGCACTAAGCAAGGCTGCAAAACGTATGTGTAATTAAAGAAGCATTTATTTGCAGGCAAAGCAAAGTAATTACCACCCCAAATGATTTGATTTTTAGATACCCTAAAAAGTTCCGTAAAATATTTCTCCGTTGGCACTTCCATATCCCAATTACCATTTTTGTTATGGTATCTTTTAAACCTTCCACCGCTATTTACTACACTTTCCCCCAATCCATAAGGCGGGTCAACTATTGCTAAATCAAAATGGTTATCGTTAAAGCGTTTTAATGCTGTTACACAATCTTCCAAATACACCTCCGACAAAGGCACTGCTGGTAACACGGGTTTGGCAAAATTGCCGTTCGTTTCTTCTATCAACATTCGTTTTTAATTTTTAAGTTTAGTAATTCTATTGAGCTTCGGGTTCAGCCACTTCGCCAAGCCCTTCTACGTTATAAGACATTTTCAAGGACGTCCTCAATCCTATCTAAAATATTGTTACTATCTTTTTCTATTAAAGAAATTCCATCTCGCCCAAAACACTCGTACAAACATATTAAATATCCTTTTTCTGCGTTTGAACTTTCAATACTAATTACAAAACCACCTGCTATAAACTTTATCCTATCACCGCTTTCTACATCAGTAACTGAATACTCACAAGCATTATAGTTAGAAAAACGGCTTATAATATCGGCTTTGTGCAAGTGGGGGTTATCTGCTAAATTCATACTTTCGTTTTTAAATTAAGTTTTGTGGTGGGTTGAAACTTTCGTGCTTTAATGCCCCACCTGCACAAAGCCGAGAACCGTTATGTGCAACCCTAAAACGGCCACAAACACCATTTGCAGTTGCTATAATCAGCATCTTTATCAAACTCAAAGTAAGTATCAAAAGCACCATAGCCGTTTTCTGCTATAATCACTCTTTGACCTTCTTTTGGCACTCCTGTTTTAAAATCAATCCAATTCATGTTTATTTGTGTTCTAAATTTCGTTGTTTCATTTTCGTTACTAATTAAATTTCAAAGTCTGAACTATCCGCCATTATAACGAGCGCAAGGCTGCAAAACGTTATAAGCCATTTTGAGTGAACTTCATCATGTAGTTATCCGACATTGAAATATTATTGCTACCCATGTGATAAACAACAAATTGAGCGTTCAATTCTTTGGCTCTTGCCTTTATGTGCTCTAACTGCATTTCAACTATTGTCAAATCGCAGAAGTCATTTGTTCTAAATTCTACAAGTTGCTCCAAACCAATTTGGCTAAAGTCTGCTAACAAACCTTTTCTCGGTAATTGAGAAAAACGGCTTATAACAGCACCTACCAAAAAGGCGGGGCTTTCGGCTTCATTAGAAGCATTTGTGGTTAAATTATCATTCATCTTTCTAAGTTTATTTTGTGGTTAAAATCCCGCCCTTCTGGTAGCTGCAAAACGTTATCGGTCATACTAAGAAACCACGTAGATAGCCGTTGGACGTTCATATTCTTTTATCCCTTTATCGCCTTGACCTTCTGTAGTCCACTCTGTAACACTACCAGTATTTATCGTTTCACATTCTACCATATACATTACTTGGCATCCCATAATTATCATTCCACCAATTTCGATAAACCAGTTAGCGTGTGAACGATTAGGAATAAATCCGAGTGTTTTACCAGCTTCGTGAACAGCTTTTAGTGTTCCGTGAACAGCTTTGTATTGTTTGCCATCTTTCCCATAAAACCAACCTTGTGTGGTTACTAATACCTTTTTGTTAATGAAATTTTGCATTTTATTTTGGTTTGTGCTTCGATTTATTTTTTACTAATTAAATTTCAAAGTCTGCTCTAGGACTTCAACTTGTTTTTTCAATTCTTTTATATGCTTTTGCTGCTTCGCTATTACTTGCTCATATTCGCTTATTTTAACTTCGTGTATGAAGTTTTGCGCTACTGTTTGCCGAATATTATCATAATCGGTTGAAAGTTGCTTAAAACGCATTATTTGGCTTTCTGTTGCTTTCCCTCTTAACTTCATACCCATGTCGAAAAAAAACGAACTAAAGTTAATGAGCGACTTAGCTACTGAATGCTGATGGTCGTAGTAAGGCGTTACTGATTTGCTGGTTTTTAATATTTCGTTTATCATTAGAATGGTGCTGGTGTGAACGTGTTTGTTTCTTGTGCGCTTTCGCCTCTATTTAAATAACGTTGCTGGTAAATGTCATAGTCTAACTTAATCTCACCCTTCCTACCTATCCCCCTCTTTGCTTTCTGTATTAAAACATCTACGTGAGTCCTTTCGCTTTCTATTTCGCTAAACTCTTTCGGACGGTAAACGCAAATAATACCATCGGCTTTAGCGTACCATGTAGCACCGCCACTAAACTCAAATGCAGTAGGTGGGCTGTAAGTGTCTGAATCTTTTGGCTTTTGTAAAGTGCGAGGGTGTGCAACTATAAACGTGTGAATGTTTAGGCTTCGAGAGAATAAACGAATATCACCCAATACACGCTCCAAATAAATATCTTGCCTTTCTGAATAAACGTGTTTTAGTTCATTCCATGGGTCTAACATTACCGTCTTTATTTCGTTTTCCAGTATGTAAGGCTTAATGTATTGCATTATTTCGTACGGTGTTTTGGCTTCTTCTTTGGTATCGTAAACATGGAAATGGTCAGAAATAAAAGCAG